TCGAAGGATTGCTGCTCGAAGTTGGCTGCTTGATTGGAGGCTTCCTTTAAAGCATCGATTAACTTCTCCGCTCCCTGCACCGCCGTATCGAAAAACTTCATGGCCACCTCGGCGCTGAATACCCCGGCCATGGTTTCCCCGATCCGTTTCATGGTATCGTGGAATTTATTCGCGTGCTGCGCGGCCTCCTCGAAACCTTGCTGAGCTGCCGGACCGATGCCCCCGAAGGCCTCTTTCGAGAAGCCTTTATTAATGGTATTGACGGCATCCTTCAGCTTAGCCAGTTGGGCCTCGGTAACCCCGATGGCCTTAGCTAGGGAGGAATCTACACTTCCGATAATGGAAATATCGAGTTGTTGCTCTTTTCTCTCCGGCATAGAGATAAATTACCCCGATTTACTTTTTCTTCGGATCAAGCAGTTCGTTCAGGGTAACAGCCCAGAAGGCGGCATCCGCAATGGATTCCTTCTCGAAAATCCAGGGGCAGAGCCCGGGGGCGTTATGCGCCAGATTAAGGTACAAGCGGCGCAGCGGTTTTAGAGGATCATCCTTTAAGGGATCGTCCTCATCGCGCCGAATAGAGAAAAACCTGCATGCGCAGGAAGAGAACCGGCAACTCGTCGAAGGCCAGCTTCGCCAAATCATCGACAACCAGGGGCGGATTTAATTCGGCCACGACATAAGAGAGGAAGATTTCTTCGCTCAGCTTATTAAAGCTGTTGCGGTAAATGTCGGGATGCTCCGAACGGAAGCGGGTAACCAGCTTAAAATAAACCGGACCGCGTAGGGCGGAGGTATCGATGAGTAGCTTATCGATCGGCTTCCCGCCTACGGTAATAGGTTCGTTTAGGAAGAAATAGCGGGGATCGTCGGCGGCAATTACCGGCTCGGGCGGCTCCTCCGGCGGAGGTGGTTCTTTCGGAACGAGGGCAATTTTGGACATAGCGGTAAATAAATTACCGCCCGCCCGTCCGCTTTAACCGCCTGTGAGGTTAATCCTCGTCTGCGCGTTAAGGTCCACCCCGTTTATGATGCAGATGTTATTGAACGGATCGACCTCCCAAAGCTTCTTGGAATTATAGTAGAGGGCGAGATAAAGCACCGTCGCCTCTACGATGACGCCCCCTTTGCTAGCGTACTCCCGCTTGCCGAGATCGTACATGGCCGAGATAATGGTCATCATTACCTCCTCGGGAGTTTCTACCGATTTGCCCTTGCCGGTATCCCAGGCCCAAAGGGAGGAAACGCAGCGGATCTGCGCCGATTCGCCGTTGAAGATGGATAGCGAATCGGCAGTAGTAGTATGAAAATCCAGCGTGGTCGTCATATCCGTCACATTGCCGGTAACGGGTAGATTGGCCGACATCGACACGCCAGCGCCTCGGTATTCCGACTTCTCAAAAGTCAATTTAGGCAGGGTAATCGTGGCCAGCCCAACTTCCGCCGTCCCGCCAACCCCGAGTACTTTAAAGTTTTTTACGGTATTTGGATAAACTGGCATACGCTATAATTACTCCGGGCGAATTTTAGGAGGAGCTGACGAGATTGATAGAGGAGATAGCGGCGGAGAGGCCTTGCACATCGAATTCGAGTAGTAAATCCAGGGTGCGGATTTCCGTCACCGGGGTCCAGAGGATGTGGTACTTGTAGATGCCCGCCATAACCTGTTGCGGCGGATTTTCGTCCGGGTTGAAGGCTACGCGGAAATTCCAGCACGCGCCCTGTTGCACCAGCGTATTTCCGTACGCCTGGATCGTGTTTTCGATCGTGGTTAGCGAGCGCAGGTTACCGGGGAGCCCAATAAATTGCTTCAGATTCAAGCTGAGAGTGCACCCTAACCAGTTAAACATGCGGCGCTCGTTGATCCAAAAATCTTTGACGTCGGTGTCCCCCGCCCCGAACGCACACGAATACCCCCCTAGAGTATACCAGCCCCGGTCGTTAACGAAGGTAACACAGCCCAGATTATCGATAGCCGTAGCTTGCTGGTCGTTAACTAGGATGGGCTTGCCCGCGTAGAGAATGGTCGAGTCCATGGCCAGATTCTTATTATCCGGCGAGGTCATGGGGATGTTATTGTATTGGGCGTCCGTCTGGGACATAACCACGGCTAGGGCTAGCTCCCCGTAGTAGGATTTATTGCCTAGGGCGATATTCGGCCAGGTTAGGAACTCGAAGGCGGAGACGAAGTTATTTTGCGACATCCAGTTGGCTAGCGCCCCGTAGTGCGTGACCTTGGATACGTCGGCGGAGCCGATAAAATCGGCCCGGAAGCGGCCTCCGTTAATGTTTTGGACGTGGGCATTGGCCGCCGCCGCTACCTGCGTATTCCAGCCGAAGCCCGGGCAGATAATGTTGCAGGGGACCACCCGCGTGGCGTTGAAGACATCCTCTAGCACGGCTAGACCGGTATTTTGCCCGGCGGTGGTTACTCCGCCGACCACGGTAGCCGCCGTAATCTGGGTAAGATCGGGGGTGTAGAAGAAGAGGTTAACCGAGGTTTCGGTAGCCAGCGAGGAAGTGCTAAAGACGGTAATAGTACCCGTTTGCAGGGTCGCATCGTCGTAAGCGAAGGAATAGTCTACCCCCATGGCATACGTCTTACCGCTTTGCCCGGTCACGACTAAGGAGGCCAGAATAACCTCCCCGTCTACGTCAATCACCCCCGCCACAATTGGCAGGCTAGTCTTAGACACCGAATGAGACATGCTCCACGGGTCATTCAGATTCACCGCAACAACCGGTGAAACTGAATTCTCCACGAAGCAATAGTCGTAGACCATGGATAGCGTGTAACCAATCGGTCCCGTGGGACCCACGCCGAAATTAGAGCTAACCCCGAGCTGAGTAGAGAAATCGGAGGGAATTAAACATTCGATCGGCTGGTTAACTACCTGGCTATAGGGGGAGAGGCCGCTCCCGGGAGTCGTCCAGATAATCGGGCTGCCATCCGGGTTAGTGATAATGGAGCCCACGGGCGCGGCCCCGAAGGCGACGATGGCCGCCGAATCCGCTGGCACGACCACCCGCAAACTAGTTGGGACATCGGAAACTTGAACGCCACGAGGATTGGGACTAGCCATAAAAGGAGATTATTTCTTGCCGATGGTTATAAAGCTGCCGCTCTTCTTCTTAATGGGAGTGCCTCGGATTGCCGGAGAGGCCGCCGCCGTCCTTAGGGGCGGTGCCCCCGGGGGTCGCTGGTTGGCGAAAGTTTCGAAATCGATAAAGTGGCGCTGCAGTCCCGGGTTAGCTTTAAGCGCGGAGGCGACGTTAGGCGGGAATTCACCCAGGTAAATCTGATACGTGGCCAATCCCAGCTTGGGGTTGTTCGGTCCAAGGTAGATGATGCTCGCCATACGCGGTATGCCCAATAATTACCGCTAGGGAGGAGCTTACTTAACCGGCTTACGGTTCTACACCGCCGACGACGAGTGTGCCCTCGCCGGTATAGCCGTAGGGGGCTTCGTTGGGCCCCAGGGACATAATGCCGAAACGGGCGGTTAGCCCGCCCAGGTAATAGCAATGGAAATCTTCGGAAGGGTCGTCGATTAGTTGGCCCTCGATCGGGTGATCGAGCAACGGGAAGGAATCGGCAATCCAGACCGATTCCTGCAGCCCCGCCCGGATGCGCTCCATAATATTAGCCACATCCTGAGAACCCCGGCGGCTAAGGTCCGGGTCCCAGGTCAGCACGGCAAAATGGACGATGGCCTCCCCCGATTCGCGATGGTAAGAGAAAGAGGATGCCCGGATGGCGATAGAGGGGGCTTTCGGCTGCTCCGGGGCTTCCGGGCCCGCCTGAAAGGAGGGCACCGCTGTCTGATAGACGGTAGGCGGCACCGGGGTTGCTCCTCGATCCTCCGGGTTCTTTAGCAAGATATCCGCCGTCCAGGTAGCAACCGCTTCGCAAAGGACCATCTCTAAATTTAGTACGGTTAGGTAAGGCATAGGATTTAGACCTTCCAGCGACCGGAGAGGATGCGCTCGATATTATCGTTAAGCCGCCGGTAAAGGGTTTCCTCGATCGCCGCCTCGATCCTCGGTTGCACATCCCGCTCGTCTTCGAGCATCTCCGGGGCGGAGAGGCCGACCATCTCCTTAAGCGGATAGCGAGCCGAACCGCGCCCCCCGGCCCGCACGAGCACCTTATTTATAGAAGAAGGGACGAAGGCGTGGCGAATTAGCATGCGGGAGGCCCTTTTTAGCTCCCGCACCGACACCCCGACCGGCCAGCGGTCGGTATGGGGAAACATGGCCAGGGGGGCCTTGGTGCTCTTGGAGTGCATGAAACCGGACATGCCGACTATTACCGGGTTGCCTAGGCTCTCCTTTACCCAGCCCACCTTAGCCATGTAGCGGATACTCACCGCGTCGGAAGCTACCTTGCGCCCGGTAATAAGCGCCCGCCGGATGGCGTCCGGCAAAGCCCGCTTCATACCCTTCGGGAAATCCTTAAGCTTCTCCCGGACCTCATCGAGATTCTTAATCTGGATTACAATAGGGGAAAGTTCCTCGGCCATATTAACGACTCCCGACCGCTAAGAGATGCAAGGTCCACAGTTCATCCTTCCGCCTAGCCATAATGATCTTAAATTGCTCCTCCCCGACGTCTATGTATTGGTTCGCGTAAAGGCGGGCCCCTTCCGGCACGTCGGCGGCCTTAAACATTAGGATGCGCTCGTGATGCTGGAGGACGGTATTCATGCCGTGGGAATGCAAATGGAGATAGGAGGAGCTATCCCGCGCCCAGAGGCATCGCACGATGGCCTCGATCCGCCCGTCTACCGTTACCCCGTCCGAGAAGCGGAGGGTTTTATCCTCGCCGTCGATGCGGAGGGCCGTATCGAAAGCTTTCAGGAACATGGCCTGCACGGGCGGCAAGGTAGCCATAGCGAAGAATAAATTACCCCGGCGGAAAATATTTGCCTCGCTCCGTTACTATTATTCACGCGAGCGAGGCAAGGCTGGATGCTTACCGAAAGAGGAAAATTAATGCATTAGGCCGCTATTGGTCGAGTAGCAAAAGGCCGGGCAATAGCGGAAATCGATGTCCGTGAAAATGTTAATAATCACCCGGATCTCGGCTTGGTGGGCCAGGGTTAGGTTATCGACGACCAGGTCGATTCCTCCCCACATGCCGATTAGGAGTTCGGACCACTTGCCGAAGATAACCAGGTCATTCGGCACCTGCTTAGAAGCCAGGGCCTTGTAGCCGTTAACCATGCCGAAATTGGCACTTCCGCCGGAGGCATCGGTCGGATTGGTCCCATCTTCCCAGAAGAAGGCCGGGAAATAAGAGGTGGAACGGGGATCGGTTTTAGCCAGCGTCTTCCAAAGGCTCTTAACCGTGGGAGTGGTCACATAACCGACGGAAGCATCGGCTAGATCGATGTTATTCGATTCCACATTTCCTTCGAAACTGACGACCTGGCTCCATGTCGGATAACCGCTCCCGCTAAAGCTAACCGAGGGACTCGTCTTCGAATAAGCGCTCGGCCAAACGGTATCGGCTGGCGTATTGAGCACGCCGATCGGTTGGTTGGGACCGGTACCGGCCAGGCCCGCCTTGTCCTGGGCTAGGTAAATAATGGCTAGCAAATCCTCCCGGACGAAGGTTTGCACGTCGATTACACTTTGCTGCAAAAGCTGTTTAGAGAAGGAGGTCCAGCCGCCTAGCCGGTTAGGGCTTAAGACCACGTGATCGGTGGCCTGATCGGATTCGGTAAGCGGGGCCACTTCCGAATTCCACGTGGCCGTGGCCGCCCCGGTCTGTCGTGGAATATTAATGTTATTGACTAGCCCGCCCATTATCCGGGCCCCCATGCGCCCGCAAACGGTCTTATTGCGCAAGAGGGGGATAAGCGAGGGGACCACCTCCGTCATGATAAAGTTGCCGCCGGTAGCCGCTCCGCCGGTGGCCGTCATATCCCGCTGGTTGATCGCTCGGATGTACTCCTTATCGACCAGGGCAAACTCGGGCACGAAGAAACCCGCCGCCGTAATATTGGTATTGCGCAACTGGTTCTCGATTTCCCGGTGGCACTCCCACTCGAAGCCGTCCAGGTGACCGTCCGCCTTGGCTAGGATGGCCCGGCAAAGGTTATATTGCTTTTGCTCCTTGGGCTTCATGCCCAAGTTAGGATCGATGATGCGGGTCTCCTCTACGGTCGCCCGGGTGCCCAGCTTGTTATTCAGGAGGAAGGCATGGAATTCGCTAACCGTTTTGCTCCGGTTGACGAAATCCTCGGCTTCCGCTTCGGCGGCGAAACGCTTACCGAGAGCCGTCAGTTCGCGGATTCGGGCCACCTCATCGGTGCGAATCTTGTTCGTGTCGACGGTCTCTTGCTTGACCTCAACCTTGGGTTCGGATGCCGGTGCGTTGTCAGCCATAAGATGTCTCGGATTGTCAATAATTACCGCCGGTGTTGCGGCTACTTCCTCGCTCTTCTTGTCATCCTCGGAAACCTCGTGGCCATGCTTCTTCATAGCCGCCTTAATCCGCCCCTTAATCAGCTTCAGCTCCTCGGGGCTGTACTTAGCCGCGTTTTTTGGCATGTTAATATAGGACCATGCCGCCATGATGTGTTTCTCGGTGTCGATCGGATATTTATGGTTTTTCTTATCCGCGTATTCGACGTCGCCATATTGCGAATAATGATCGTCCTCATCGTCCTTTTCCTTTTCCGCCCGATCGTCGTACTCCTCGCTCCGGCCTACGCCTACATTGGCATCCAGGGGCACGCTAACGAAGCTAACCTCCATGGGGATCCAACGGGTGGCGATCTGCACTGGATAGCCGTCCCGGCTGCCGTCGTTCTTGCGTTTGGTTACCCGGTAACCAACGGAAACCCCGGTACGAATCCCGTCCACGACGTCGTTAAGTAAGCTCGTTCCCGCCTCGCTCCGGCTAATTTTAGCGAGCGCGTAGGCCTTATTCTCGGCGATCGAATAATCGACGATAGAGCCCAGCTGCCGGGCCTTATCGTGATTATCCAGGACGGGAACTAACCCCCGGGCTAACCGGTCCGTATCCACCGCACCTGGCTCATGGGAAAGCACCTCCCAGGCGGCAAAATTGTCGTTCTCCATCCGCAAATAAGGAGTGTCGGAGGAGAAAGATAGCCGGATAGTCCGCTTCTCTAGGTCGATCGCCTCCCGCACGACCGATAGCTCGCGAAATTGCAACGCTTCTTTAGCCACGGGCAATAATTACTCTGCCCGGGAAGGCTACTATTTGGGCTAAAGATTTATATCTCGCTAAACCGACGCTTCGGAGCGGGCTTCGCGCCATTGTTAGGCGCACCGCCGAGCGCGGCTAATTCCCCCGGCTCCACTTCCTCCGCCTCCTCCGCCCCGGAGAGTTCGGGCACCTCCGCCGTGCCGAGGAAGGGCGCTCTACCCATGGGATCGACAAAGACGAGCCCCCATCTAGCCGCCGATTCCTTGTCCTGCGAGAGTTCTTCAAACATTTCTTCCCGGTCGAGACCCAGCTCGGCCAGCTCGTGGCTATGGGAGGAGAGGCCGAAGGCGATAGCCTGGATAGAGGAGCTAACGTCGTCCTTGGGATTGATATAGGGGAAGCCACGCGGCTTCCAGGCCACCTGCTCCTTAATCGAATCCAGCTGGGTGATACTCGCCTCTACGTTACCGGCTAGGATGCCGCACTCCAGGAAATTCTCGAAGATGCGCTGCTTAACCGATTCGACGAAGAAGCGCTGGATGGAACGCCAGACAATAATCATCTCCTCTTTGCCGAACCGGGCCGAGCTGTAATTCACGTGCTCTAGATCTTGTGCCAGGGTCGGGTAAAGGCTGCCTAAACCGGCGCAAATGCTTCTTAGCATCTCCTTGCGCATGTCCTTATAGGGGTCGCCCTTTTGGCCGACCGGGAAAGAGACCGCCTTAATGCCGGGAGGCAGCTCCGTCCAGGTGCCGGGGGCGCTCTCGTGTATCAATTGGCCCTCCGCCGTCGAACCCTGACCCTCGTAGGGCGGGGCTCCCGGCTCCCGCTCGAAAAAGCCCTGTTGCTCGGCGGCGGCCCGGGCGGCGAACCAGGTCACCTCCCGCACCGAGTCGGAGCGCATGGGCATCCAGACATGAATCATTTCGCTAGCCGGTACCCGGATACGCTGGCCGATCATCTGGTTAGCGGTTAGGTCCTTTTCCATCGGCTTTAGGAGATGATAGGCGGTTACCTCCCCGTAGACGTTGGTTTCGATGCCGGTGGTAATCCGCTTATCGGGAGCCTGAATGACATTGTAAAACAGGTCCAGACAATCGATAGAGATGAGCTGCACGGCAAAGCGGGCCTTATTGGCGAAACCCCGGTAAAGCCGCAAGAGACATCCCCCGTCCCGGGCGAGCGAACGCAGGATCAGCTCGTCGAGCTGGATGCCGCTGTACTCCCGGGTAACGTCGCATTCCCCCTTCTTATTAAACTGCTTCCAGGCCTCCGTGATCTGGTCATTAAGCTTCTTATTGAGATTGGAACCTTTCTGATTTTTGACCTTGGGCTGCAAGCGGATACCGAAGGCGCCAATAACGTTGTTCTGCAATTCCCGGAGAAAGGAGCGGGCATAGGGATTATCCCGCTCTAGGGAACGGGCTAAGTAAGTAAGCCGTTGCCAGGCATTGAGCACCTCGAAGGAACCACTGCTCGCCCAGGCCAGCCAATCGTAGGTAGCCTCCGTCGGCACGGCGGCGTCATAGGTGCGGAGCTGGGTAACCAGCTGGATATCCTTCTCGATCTGGATAAGCTCCGCATCCGGCGGGGGCAAGGTACGCACTAGATGGAAATCGGGCCGGGGAACGATTTTACTCGCAACTTCTTCCCGGTAACCGAACAGGCTTTTAAAGCTAGAGAGAAGGCTCATCGGATCATAAACCGGGTAATGAATTGACGCCCACGTAGGTTGCCTCGCAACTCCTCGATCTCGTCCGCCCGGCGGCTCCAGAGGTCGCTCCGCACCTTCCATAGTTCGGCGATGTTATGCAACGTATAGGCTTGCCCGGCGAAGGTGGCCATGGTTACCTCCTGGCCGAGCAGGCTAATTAGGGTGGCGTCGCAGGCCTCTAACATTAGCTGCAGGGAGGTTTTAGCGTTGACGTTAGTCCCCGATGCCCCGATGTCAGCGGCCACGGTCACCGCCCCCGTATCGGCGGTAGTGCGGTTGCCGGAGCGATCCGTCATGCTTAACGCGTAGCTATAGGGCCCGGCGGGAAGAGTAGCCGTCGCCGAACCCGGAATTAACCATCGCCACATCTCGTCGTCTAGGCTGGCCGCCGAAGTAAGCTTATTCGTACCGGAAGCAAAGGTCAGAGAGGCGGTAAAAGTCTCGTCGAAGGGGTCGTAAATAGCCAGATTAAACTGCCAGGCGTCCCCCGCTACTAGCGGTTCCGGGAAAACTATCAGCTGTCTTGCCTGCATAATCGAAAAAAATCCGGCGATGATCGCGGATAATCGATAATTACCGGCCCGGATTAGTTAATTATGGGGAAAAGCGGGCGGGCATGCGGATAACCATTGAGAATCCAATCTATCCGGCCCGCCTCGATGATAGCCGGGGCTAATCCCCTCATTAAAAATACCAGCCGGGAAAAATCCTCCGAAGACAGCCCGCTAGCATATTTCCCGAGGGCGATGGCCCGGGTACCGCGCAAATCGGCAACCTCTACTTCCGGGATATCCACGACGTCGAGTAGCGTCCGGCGCACTTCGAGAAGCGTGGCGTCGTGCAAGACGCGGCTGCGGGCCGGGTCGATACCATAAACGATGCTCATAGCGTCGGCGCAGGTATGCCGACGAATAGCGAACTCCGAATCGACGAAACTGCGGACCAGCCAACGGCAAGCCTCTAATTCATGCTCGTCGGTAACGGTCGTTTGCACCGTACTAATACGGTGGCCGATATCTTCGTAGATTTCCCCCCGGTCGGGAGGGACCATGGGGACGGTTTCCGACCGATCGAGAGGGGCCATGGGGCCGTTGCAATGGTTTAGAAAATCGAGCCCGGCGGGAATATGGTGTTCCTTATACTTCGTCCGCTTCGCCCAGATATCGCCTAGCCCCTGGTGCACGACGATGGTAATATAGGTAAAGATGCGCCCCTTAACCGGATCGTAATTAGGCAGCTTTTTCCAAATACGGATGCGAAGAAGGGAGAGTACTTCGTCTAGATCCTCTAAGTAGGAACTCCGCTCCAGTAAGACGCCGGTAATAGCCGGTTCCGCCCGGAGAAGAATCTCGTTAAGCAATTCGGGACGGGGATCGCATTGCCATTCGAGAACCATCCCCTTTACCGCCTCCTCGTCGAAACGGTGGGGAGCGCCGTTCGGGCTATGTAAGGTAGCGTAAAGGGGCGGCTCGTCGAGGAGGGCATGCATAGCTTTAGGTATCCAGCCAACTCCGGAGGGAGCGGGGGTTTAGGGCGGGCGGGGGTTTGGGATAAATTTGCTCCCGCACCGGGATGACCTTTACCGGCGGGGGCTTAGCCGCTACCGGTTCCGGCTCCGGCACCGGCACCATCTTGCCCGGTCGCCAGTCGTTGGCTGGGGGCTCGGCCAGCCACTTTTGCGCCTTCGACCAATCGTCGGTCGTCGAATCGGGGAAGGAGAGAGCCTTGGCCGCGTAATTCAAAACCCGGATATCGAGGGCCTCATTGCGGGCGGTTGGGAACTTGGGCTCGAAGTAAGGCATGGAGCCGCCGAGGACGAGCCGCTCGTTAGTAAGTTGGACGAAGTATTCTAGGTCATACTTGGCCGAGGGGTTAGAGGGATAATGGCAATAGCCGGGCCCGTAGTTCGTTAGCCGGAGAGAGGAGTAGATGGCCTCCTTCGGCGTATCCACTTTTATGAGATACAGGCGCTGGTCCCGGCTCTTAGAGCGAATTACCCAAGGGGTTACGAAGCCTTTCGTTCCCTTGCTTGCGAAGACTTTGCGGGGCACGCAACGGCGACAGAAATTGTAGACCGCGTCCGGTTTATCCCCGGAATCGATGAATACGCAGTGCGGCCAGATAACATGGCCGGTCTGGTGCCTCCATTTTTTAAGCAGCCACTGATCGACTTCCTCCCAGAAAGCGGGTACCTGCGGATTGCCGTGGATGACCTTATATTGGATGCCCCAGGTTTCATCCCCGGTACCCCAGCCGACGATTTCCAGCTCCACCCGGTCGCGTTGCACGTCGATGGCCGCCGTTAAAAGGAGCACCCGCTCCGGGACGACGACCTCCCCCTCGTGCTCGGCATAGACCTCCCGCCGCTCGAATAACTCCTCCGGCGGGGTAGGGGCTACCGTCTCGATTTCGAAGGTCTCGGCCAAAACTAAATTTTGGTATTCCCGTTTGCCTTTCGTCCCGGTTTTAGCCTCGACCAGCCAGCGATCGGCGAAATAATGCAACCAACCGGTAAAACCGAGCGGATGGGGACCTAGCACTAAAAAACCGTTTGCCCAAAACCCCCAGCGGTTCTTAATGGCGGCGTTCGTGGCCACCCACTTACCCTTCCTAACCATCGACTGTCTTTGCAGGTCGGTAAGCTTCGCCGCGCAGGAAGGACATTCCAGATGCGCAGTTTCCGGCAAATGAGTTCTTGTTCCGTCGGGGTTTTCAACCTTCTCCCACCGGATATGGTTAAAGAGAATTACGAAGCTATGCTTGCATCTCGGGCAACCGACGAACCACTTCCTTTGATCCGTCGTCAAGTACTCCTTCTCGATCCGGCTAAAATGGCGGACGGTTGGGGTGCTAGTTAGGATGGAGAAGGGGTTGCGGTAACGGGCGGAGCGCTGTTTAACCTGTAGGATGGGATCGCCCTCCTCGTGGTTGCGGGCCCCTACGCTCTCCACGTACTTATCCACCTCGTCGAAGGTGGTAATCCGGGCCGTATGCGAGGCGAGCTGAGCGGGGGAATTGCTCCCCCCGAGAACCATCCAGCCCCCCGGATAATGCTTATGCAGGAAGGTGGAGCCGGTATCGGTGGATTTTTGCTTTTT